CCGATGATTTCCGATGTGCGCCATGGCCGTGTATCGGTGTAAGAGATCTCTTACGCGAACAGATGTCATTTACTTCCGTGGCGCTCGCACAATTTCACCTAGCCGCAGCTCATCAGCGTAAGTGGTCAACCAGTCCCGACACTTCAATCCTGCATTCAGCCTTAGCAATTCTCAGTGCTATCGCAACCTGTAGAAGCTTGTGAGCCTGAATCGAAACATCCACTGCCAGGCTCTCACACCCAGCGGCTTCAAGCATTGAGGCCAAATCAAGCAGCTTGCCCACCTCGATCTCAAGGGTGCTAGCGGATTCCGCTATCTGATATTTAAGTGAGTGCGCCATGCCATCAACCCTCGGTCCGGTCGGCTGGGATTCCCGTGCGCCGAGTGATCGGCCGCGCCCTAATGATTGTCGCGACAACTGTTAACCGGGTTAACACTTAGTTTGGCGCACCTTCAGATCGCCGCCGCGCCACATGTCGCTAAGGCATCTCGCCGGTCGTGATCAAGCTCAGAAACTGCTCTGAGTTAATGATAAACGCTCCAGCTTCCAGCGCTTTCGCAACCTTGGTTGGCCCTGCGTTGTCGCCATAGCAGAGAAAGGTCAGTGTTTTACCTGGAGTGCTCATAACCTTCAGGCCGAAATCCAGAGCCTTCTGCTCAAGCTCAGCTCGATGCACAGCCGCGAAGCCAGTGAAAAGAATCTGATTTATTCCGCCAGGTGGCGTCTTAGGTTGCGGAGTGCTAAAGGAGGCTTCCAATGATGCGAGGGCTGACGGCTTTGGTTTTGGCTCGAGCCTCGGCGCTGGAGGTGCGGCATCGTGCAGTAATAACTCCGCTCCAAAGAAGATCTCGACGATGCGATCCTTTCGAAACGTCTTTGGGAATGAATCACTGGCGGATCGACCCTGGATGTAAACGGAGTTCTCTGACCACTGGATCAGCTCCCGCTCACTTACATTGTCCTTTGCATCTTTGTAACTGAACTTGATAGTCGTCACTAGCCTCACTCCCTTGTGATGGTCATATGAGCGGATTCATTGCGCTACCTACCTACCCAACCTTCCCCCGCACAATCCTTCCCGCCTTTACCTCATCCGCGTGGCGACCAAGCTTTACCTGTTCCAGAGTCAGCATTGCGCTTACCTTCGCCAATGCAAGCGCGTCACGCGGAGTCTTGGTGCGACCGGCCAGATCTGTCAGCTCAATCACTGACCAACGGATGACTGAAGCTAAATCCTCAAGATCGTAGAACAGCTCTTGCTGGGCTGTCCTCGGCCCGTCGAGCCCTTGTATTAGATCTGCCATCTATTTGACCGTCCTGGTAATCGTGCCGGCTTTGATCTCTTCGGCGTAAGCAGTTAGCCGATCTTCATCGGCATGAAACACGGTGCACATCTTTAGCAGTGCCTGGGCGTCCGCCTCATTGCCGGCCAGACTCAGCCGTTCGGCGACTCGCATCAGCTCCACCGCTGACCACTTTAGATCGGAGGCGACACCCTGGAGGTCGCGCTTCAGGTCTTGCTCGGGTTTTTTGAGAGTCATGTAGTTACACCAGGTGAGCATTCCAAACCAGCAGCACCCGCGCCTGGATGAAGGTGTCTTCCGCCCTGATGGTTTGCGGTGGATGCCGGGGGTTGTCCGAGAGCATTGTGATTTGCTCGTCGCCCATCCACTGCAGGCGCTTGATGTACAGGTGCCCCTCCCAGGAAAACATGTAGATCCCGTCGCCTGCGAAGTCACGAACGCTTACATCGACGAGGAGCGGGTCGCGGTGCTTAATCGTCGGCGCCATTGATTGGCCCCAACCTGTAACCATCTTCAGATGAAAGTGTTCCTTGAATTCAACGCCCATTTCTCGCAAATGCTGCGGGCTGACACGCACGTCCTGAAACATCTCGGGATAGTCGTGTGGGATCTGCCCGCCACCCATTGCCGCGCGGACGTCGTAATGGGCAATCCATACCTCGTCGCCTACAGCGCCGGGACGGTAGTAATCGAGCTCAAGTACGCCACCGCCTTCTTCAGCCTCTGCGACGGCAATTAAGCGTCTGCGGACGTCATCAGAAAGGTTTTTTCCGCTGCGATTCAGCATGTCCCTGAGGGCATCAGCCGCTGTCGTTCCGGAGGAATCGCCGGCGCTGTGCGCCTTCGTAACCGGGGCCCCGGTTAGATTTCGAATTTCTTCGGCCAGGCGAGGGCTGAAAGCCTCCACCGGCTCTTGAATTAAGCGCGCCAATACCGCTGCAAATTGAGCGTTTAGCGGGTTTATACCTTTGAAATACAGGTTCACAGCAGCCGGTGTCATGCCGGCGGCATCAGCGATTTTCTTTTGGCTGAGCTTCAGCTCGTTCTTCTTCGAGAGGAACAGAGCGTGCGCAGCCTCGCACTCCGCCATTCGGTCTGGAGGCAATATTCGTTTCTTAGTCATCGCGCGAATGTATACCAACGGTTAAAAATAAGAAGAAACCATCGGTATTGATTAAAAATTAACAGATGGTTAATATCAGCCTCATCTACAACCCGAGGCTTGATCATGAACGAGACCCCCCTCGACAAGTTTGTTGCTGAAAAAGGGCAGTCCGAGGCCGCAAGGCTTCTTCGTGTGACCGCCCCGGCAATCCACAAAGCGCTTAGCGCTAAGCGAGACATTCGCGTCCTCGAGCTTCCTGACGGCAGCTTTCAGGCGCAAGAGCAGCGCCCATTTCCATCCCAAAAATCAGCCGCCTAACCCAAGCCCTGTCACACCGAAAGCGGAAGTGAACCCCATGGCCTACGGAAAAAAAGAACACCGCCACGCACGCCAAGTGAAGGTCTTGCTGAATGACGAAGAGTTCATTCGGCTACGGGAATACGCGCACAGCGTCGGCACACAACACAGCGCTCTCAGCCGGGTGATTCTCAAAGCTGTGATCGAAGTCATCGAGCAAACGGGTGAGCTGCCCGAATGGATCGAAATAAAACGGGCCTAGCCAATCCCGCTCACCAGAGGACGGGCAATGAATTTTCTAGAACCGGCAGTACTGTTGGACCAGCAACAAATGGACGTACTTGAGCGAGTGGCGAACAACGCAGGCATCACAGGCGAAGAGCTCGTCAGGGAAACACTCAAGCGAGTTCTTGATTCCCTTGAGCAAGCCGAGAAGCCGAGCCGCTCGCCGCCAAGCAATGTGTTTCGGCTCCCTTTGAAGCGGTAATACGGGTCCTTTATTGAGGACTGCAAAGCGATTTGGGTGGTGACACCACCGGTCCTTAATTCGGGACTGGAAGCAAAAAGGGTCATGGGTTCATCCCTGATCAGTAGTAGCGATTTGGCATGAACCCAGAATACGAACGAGAGAGACTTATGAATACGTCCAGTTCAAGACACAGCGTTCAAACCCGTGACCAGGTGCTGGTCGCTCACGCAGCGAACCAGATCGCTCGAACCAGCTTGAGCCAGGACGACTTCGCCCAGGCGCTGAGCCGCGAGCTGCACTTGGCTTGCCCGGAAAAGGCCATCTCCAAAGAGGTGCCTGACTTCGCCGCGCTCACCGAGCAAAACGACGTCGGTGAATTCGTGAAAGCAACCGGCCGCTGGCTGAAGCGTGTTCAGCGCTGGCTCTCCGGCGATCAAGACATGCCGTCTTGGCTTGAGGAGTCGTGGGTCAGCGCGCTTGAACCTGAGTTCCGCGATCACTGCATCAATGAATTGGCCGGCCGCCACGGGCTGATCGGCGCCCGCCAGATGACCAGCGACCAATGCGCAAACAAAAGCTTCGGTGCACTGATCCGCGCTCTTGGCGATGTGATCGACACCGGCAGCGAAGTGTTCGACGACCAGGTGATGTGCGAAGTCGATTTGCCGCACCTCCCGACGTTCGCCGCGCAGTGCCGCCAAGTTGAAGCGCGGGCAGGGGAGTTGGGCCGGAAGGCTGAAGCCCTGCTTGTGAAGCACCGTCCGAATTTGAAATCCATCGCCTGAATCCCAGACACAAAAAAGCCAGGTTCGTGGCCTGGCTGATTCGATAACACCTTGTGAGGTCGATTATGCAGATCCATCCCAATTCAAGCAATACCCCGAACCATGTCGCGACACGTTTTGTTCAAACGCAAAACGTGTCGCGCGTCAATTCTCGTTCTCTGGGAGTCAAGCAATGACCCCCGACAACATCATCCAGCTGAACAGCAGCAGGGGATTCACCCGCATGGACAACAGCCTGATGGAGGCTTTGGCTACGGTT